TATCATTTCCATAGATACGGAACCCATCTACACCCTCATACTTTTTATAAAACTCTCTGCAGTCTCTTACAAATCCTGGTTGAATTGGTTCAACACTTTCTCCTTCAAGAGTTTTATACTTCGATTCTTTTTTTGTTGGAATAAAAAGAGTTGGAGTATATTCCTCCTTGAACATTACATAATTTCCATTATCATATGCACGAACTAAAAACTGATTTCCAATTAATTGTACGTTTGTGTAAAATTTCATTTAGTCAGTTGCTCGTATTTTTCAAGAAGTGTTGGCTTTGGATCAGTAATTGTCAAAATCTTATCAGAATGAATCATGAAAACATTTTGGTTTGTTACGTTTACCAACCATGGTTCCAAACTATCACCTCTTACAACAAAGGGATTTGTCAACTTACAATCAGGTTCTCCCATTTCAGAACCGACTTCTTCTATTTGTGTGATCAAAATTTGATCTTCGGACAAAACTAATAACTTAACCATAATCACATCCATTTACATCCATTCTACCAATAAAAAAGAGGGGAGTCAACTGGATTGTGCCAGTCTCCCCTCTGCGCCGACGATATTCAATTCTATTTAGATATAATCTTTTCTTTGATGATGTTGAGGAACGATTTTTTTCAATTCAATTGAAAGAAGTCCATCTTCGAATTTAACTTCTTTGACTTCTGTATCATCTGCGATTGTCCATGCTCTCTGGAAACTTCTTTGAGCCACTCCTCGATGGATGTAGTTGGATTCAGAGGATTTATCCTCCTTTTGCCCTTCGACAAAAAGTTTTCCATACTCGGTGTACACATGAACTTCCTCCTTTTTAAATCCTGCAAGCGCAAGTTCTAAACGCGATTCTACATCGCTTACTTGAACAAGATTGTATGGAGGATAATTTGAATTGGATTCAAAATTAAACAGACGATCAAGATACTCGTCCATACCAATACTATTGCGAGTGATCTTATCCATCAGTGCAGGAAGATCCGCAGCAGTATAACGTGTAAGGTTAGTCATTATGGTAGCTCCTTTAAAAGCGAGTTTGTGTTTTGTGGACCCTTGCGGCATCCACTACTAATTATACAACAATCGCAAAAAAAGGGGAGTGTTGAACTCCCCACAAAATTATTCGGTTTCTTCAGCCACCGATTTCTTTTTACCAATATTATATTTCTGTTCCAGAATCCACTCACTCTTATCTCTATGTGCAATTACTTTGATTTGATTCAAAGGAGCAATGTCTTGAACCAAATCTTCGTTAATAATAGTGATTAATCCCCAATCGCCAAGTAAACGTACAATTCGATTGCGGCGCTGAACGTCGTTTACGGTAAGATTTGCATATTTGCCGTCTAAAGCAAATAATTCCTTAAAGTGAACGATATAATACTTACCTTGCTTATGTAAAATATGACAACTTTGATAGAGTTTTTTCTCCTTTCTCGATGCCACTCCGATACGAGTCAAGGTTTCACGTACCTTTAAAAAATCGTCAGGTTCATTTAAAAGGACTTCTACCATCATATGAGGAGCCCAATTTACCTGAGGTTCAGTTGTTTGGTTTGCCATTGTTTCCACCAGTTTCAAGTCGTTTTTTTATGAAGTCGATTTGTTGTTTGGATAAAATCCTCAAAGCTTGAGATGCTTTTTCATTACTATAACCATAGTACTGCTTAACGCATTCTAAATCTTTGATATTATCTTTTCGGATCCAAGGAGAGAATCTCTTTTTTTTCCTTAGACTATTTAGATAAAAGGAATATTGTAGATTTTTATCGAGATGATGATTCATGTTCATTTCATTTGCAAACATGATGCAATCAATATGTCCAGATAAACATCTATTGATAATATATGGTGGATAAGATTTTATCTCTTCAGATAAATCTTCTTTTGTAAAGTTAATTGAATTTAACCAGTCTTTGAGTTCCATTTTAATTCAAAATATAAAACCTATCTTTATTGTGAAATTCATTTCTCGATAAACAAGACATTGGATATATATCAAATGCCATACTAACTCTTATATTTTCTGATGGATTATTGGCAACATAATGCACTAATTCGCTAGGAAATACTACCAATTTTCCTATTTGGCTTTCAATTTTTTTATCGCCATAAAAGGTTCCAATATCAGTATTGCCAGATAAAAATACATTTGCAGACAAAAATCCAACTCCATGAGAGTGTGGCAGTATTCCTTCACCTTTCCTAAAAGTATTTGCCCAGCATTGAATAACACCAGAAGTAAAAATAAATTTTAATTTTGGAATCATGATTTCTCCCGGGAAATAATTAAGATAATTGAATATATTATATCTACCAGTCAAAGAATCTCTAGATGTTCCGTTATACACATCGTCTCCTAAGGATTTAACCAGAGTTTCAGTATTAAGAATATAATTTGAAATCCTTCTTGCTTCATCAAAATTTAAAAAATTGTATGTTTTAATCATCGGATAATTTGTATTTCATCTTCATCAGTCCAAAGTTCAACTCTTGTTCTAAATCGATTTTCTTTTTTTAATTTTTCATATCTTTTGGATGATTTTTTTTTCCACCAAGAAATAATATTTTCTAAATAGAATTTATCCCAATTGGGTCCGCGAATAAGATCTTTTTGTTCTCCAAGAATTACTTCACGAACATTTTTATATCCATAATCAGAAATATAAAATCTTTTTTGTTGAGTAATATTGAAAGCAGAATTTATAACAGAATTAAACTCGTTCAATTTTTCTTGATTTTTAAGAGAATTTCTAATAATTGAAATCATTTTTGTTTGACGTTTCATCTTTTTTGATGAAGCTTTATTATCAGTAAGTGGTAAATTATTATTCAATAACGTAAATCTATCATGAAGTTTATGAAAAACTTCATCGTGCAAAAGTGGCAAAAATTTACTATCAGTAAGACCTTTGTATCTCATATATGGTTCTAATCCATCATATTGTGATGATGATGTAGAAGACCCATAAAGAGACGTAGTTTCAAACAAAGCAATTTCTTTTTCAAAAGATTCGTTTAAACACTCACGAGCAAAATGTGAAACACAGATTAAAGCTAAAAGTTTTCCACCCAAATAATTGTAACCAAAAGGTTGAGATGGAACGATAGCAAACCCCATACAAGCATGACGATTGAAAAGTGAAAGATCTGGAACTTTTCCAAACCAATTATTTCTTGGTTTAGAATTAATAGTTGGAGAACCAAATCGAATAAATCCAATCACTTTATTTGTGTTCGTTTCATAAATAATCCATTTTAATTCTCTACCCGGAATATTTTTTTCATTATTGTGAGATGAAACTACAGAAAGAAGTCTGTCATAAACTTTTTGATCTAGTCCACCTTTACCAACGCGAACAATTTTAAAATTCATATCTTGGGGATGAATATCTTCATTAAAAAATTCTTCATGTAAAGGATCAATTGTGCTTTTATTTGACAATACTTCTTTTTTTACATGACGAAGATAATCCTCAATGTTGGACATGTGAGAGAAATATTTAATAAATTCATCTGCAGCCCAAAGAGCATCGTATTCACTAATAATCATAATTTAATCATCGGTATGCTAATACTTAATCTATCGGTAAGTGGTTCAAATAAATGATACTGAAGTGATGAGATGTAAACAGAATCTCCTGGAGACAAAATAAACTGATCTTTTACGGTCAGGTCTTCAAAATTTCCCCAAAAAACATCTGCTACTTCAGAATGATCATTATACAATGTAACTCGTGTTTTTCCAATACATTGAATGATTAAGTTATCTGGTTTATCTGAATGTATTGGAAAAGATCTACTTCCAAATTTTCCAGCGTAACAATGACACATTGCATGTACATTATTTTCTTCTTCTATCTCTTCAATTAAATTTCTAACTTTAGAATTAATATTCCCATGTGCAAGAAAGGTATAACCATCTTCCCAATATGTTTTTAATTTTCCGTAATCAAATCTTTTTTCCCAAAGTGTCTCATATACATAATTGTTGGAATTGATTTTATTTGACTCTTTATCAATAAGGTGCAAAACATTATCATCTATGCGAGTAATTTCTAAAAAGTTCCAAAAATCGTCAAAGGTGATCATTTGAATTCACACTCCACCATAATTTCAGTTAATGCTGCAAGAAGATTAATCTCTTGATCTGCAACAAAAGCGATCTGATATTGGTATTTAGCTATGATCAAAACAGCAGCAGGAATAGAACTAGGAACAAGAAACTCGTAAGATGAGTCATAAATGCGACGAAGCAGATCGGAAGAATCGTTGTCCAAATTATTGACCACCCATTTACGAACTTCGGGAAAGTTTTTTTCTTTAAGGTTTTTAATAAGTTCATTGACGGAAACATCAGAAAAAGATGCAAGAATTGCTGAGTCTATTTTACCATTAGATGCATATCTCTGGCACTCATTCAATACACGACGCCAATCTGGAAAGTGCTTATTGATCAATTCAATCAAAACTTTTTGATCAAATTCTACACCTTCGGTTTGAAGGATTTCTTGAAGGCGGTTATAAAAACCTGCA